ATCGACCAGGAGACGGCGACCGGCGTCTCGATCATCACGTCGAAGTCGCCCTGGAGATCGAGCGCCGAGATCGACTTGAAGCGCCGGGCTCCGACCGGGCCCGCGATCTTGACCACGCGGTCTTCCCGGAGGAACTGCTGGTAGAGGAGCAGGAAGTGCTTGCCGAGATCCGCGAAGCTCCAGAGGTAGTGCTGCTTGCGCGCCTGGATCATCCGCTGCGCGATCGACGTGATGATCGAGACGCCGGTCGCCGTCTCCTGGTCGATGCTCTGGGAGTCGGTGCCGCCCGAGTAGGGGAGCCCGCCCATGATGTTCTGGAGGTCGCCCTTCAAGAGCGCCTCGGCCTGGAGGGTGAGCTGCGCGGCGCTCGGGTCGATCGGGAGCTGGCTGACCTGGCCGGGATCCTCCACGAACCACTGCGCCATCGGCTCCCAGGGGAAGGCGTCGGGGTCATCGACATCGGAGCGGATCAGGGTGATGACATTGGCGAGCATCTGGAGTAGATCAAGCCGGGTGTTCTGCAACGTCCAGAGCATCTCCTGGAGCTGCGCGAGCGCCTCGGCCACCGAGATACCGGGGATCTGGAAGGCGTCCGGCATCGCCGAGCAGACGACGAATGGGAGCCGCCCATTCCAGAAGGGATTGGGCGTATCGCGCAGCACGACCTTGCGATTCGCGACGGTGATGACGCGCTCGGGCGTCCAATACTCCAGGACTTCGATCAGGTCCTTGTTGCGTCGGACGTTGCGCAGCTCCTGCTCGCGCTCAGAGACATCGCGGAACTCGGTCGTGTCGCGAGACTCCTTGAGCTTGTCGATGTTCTTGTAGACGCCCTCGTCCTCCAGCCGCTTGAGCGCATCGAACGTCTCGTAGGTGCGGTCGATCAGCCACTCGGCCTTCTCGACGTTGGGGGCCTGCTCGGGCCAGAAGAAGTCGCGCACGTCGCGGACCTCAAAGCAGGCGTCGTCGCGGATCTGCACCTTGCGGGTCTGATCCTCCAGCGTGTCGAAGGAGTCAACGACGGAGCCGTAGCCATCGGTGACCTCGACCGTCTTGGAGGTCGCCTCGATCACGTCGCGCGTCTCGGTGTCCCAGTAGGTCTTCATCACCGTGATCCCGGCGATCAGGTCCTGCTGCATGAAGTCGCGCTGCTTCTGCGGGAACTTGTCGCGATCGAGCGCGTAGCCGAGTGTCTGCTCGATCGTCTCCGCTCGGGTCATGCGGGCGACGACCTCATCGGTCGAGTCGCCGGGACGGGGCCGGGGCTCCACGTCGAAACGCGGCTTCGGCTCCAGCATCGTCGCGATCATTCCCTCGATCGTGTGGAGGATGTACGGCACCGTGATGTCCGAGTGCCAGTCGGGCTCCTCGTCGCGGCCACCCGTCGAGCGGGAGCCGGTGGCGGGCTCGGCGAGGCCACGGTAGGCCCGGTAGCGACGCTCCACCTTGCGCACGAACTCGTCGTGGTAGCTCTGCTCCGCGCGCTCGACGGCGCGGTTGACGAGCTGGAGCGCGTCGGGCAGCTCCTCGCGCGTGTAGGCGTCGATCTCAGGCATCAGGCCCCACCGAGGGCCCTCGACAGGCTCTTCATCCCGCCCTCACGCGCGTCCTGCGTGTTCGCCGCCTTGAGGTCGAGGATGATCTTGAGCGCCTGCGAGGCCTTCGCTCGATCGGCGTCGTCGGGATCGACCTGGATGAACTGCTGGAGCGACTCCTCCGCGTCGAGCAGGAAGTCGAGCGAAGTGCCGCCACCCTCCGGGGGCTCTTCGCCAGGGACGGGGGCCCCCATCTCCTCCTCGGGGACGGGCTCGCCCATCATCGCCTCGGGGTTGAGTCCGGGCCCACCCGGCTGCGGCGGACCGCCACCGAGCGCGGCCTGGAGATCCATCATGGACATGCGTTCCTCCTCGTTTCGTTCACGCCGAGCGGGGGTGTAGGGTCAGCGCTCCGCTTCGGTCACGCTCGTCGCGAGCTGCGACCGGATCGGTCTGCTAGGACCGATGAGCGACCCCACTCCACAGGGGTCGTTCGTCGTTCTAGGCTGCGCGCTTCTGCCAGCGGTAGCGGTGCGGCTTGCGCTTCTGGGTGGTGCGCTTGACGCGGTGCTCGTGGTGCCCGTAGAGGCGGTACAGCTCAAGCGTCAGCGCGAGCGCCATCACGCGGTCGTCGTTGGAGCCCTCCTGCGCACGGGGCGAGGGGAGGGTGTCCTGGCGGACGAAGGTGCGCAGCTCCATCATCGTCTCGGCCGGGATCCCCGGCAGAGTCCGCTCGCGGAGCACGCGCTCCAACTGGTTGATGATCTGCGGCCGGGTCTTCGTGTTGATCGGGAAGCCGTAGTTCGCGAGCATCCGCGCGTCGGGGCGGTCATGCATCGAGTGGCGATACAGCTTCGGGTAGTGCGGTCTTCCCTGACGACCGTCGCGGAGAGAGATCACCACGGGCTCGCCGTAGCCGCCGCCCATTTCGATCGCGAGGCGCGCGTTGTTGTACCAGCGTCCGAGGAAATGGAGCTGCTCCGCGAACTCGTCTGCGGCGATCTTCGCGTGCAACTCGGCGACGATCTCCATCTCCTGGAGATCCATCACGAAGCAGCAGGAGTAGTCCATCCCCCGGCCCGTTGCGACATCGGCACCGATGACGTAGGCGCGGCTCGGATTCGGCTTGTTGTAGACGCGGATCCAGCCCTTCTCCTGGTGCTGGAGCTTCGCCGAGTTTCCAGTCTCGGAGGGGAAGAACCTCGCCCGATATTCGGGCTCAAGCCGCCGCTCGGCCGAGTACCAGGCGAGGGCCTCAAGATCGAACCAGCACTCGCCGGTATTGATGAAGGCGTCTTCGGGATCGCGCGGGAAGCTCTCCGCGCGCTCGGCCGGGGGCAATGCCCTCGCCTTCGTCGTGTACCACTCCTCATCGCGCTGGGGATGCAGCGACCAGGGAAGGAACTGCGTCTCGATGCCGTAGTCCTCGGCGTTGATCCAGAGATGGTGGAAGAAGTTGCCGCCACCTGTCTCCGGGTTAGAGATCCCGTTGGCGGTCGAGATGATGATGATCTGCCCGCCGTTATCGGCGACGGGGAACAGCGCCTTCCACGAGTCCCTGGCGAAGTCATGGCGGGCGAACTCATCGAGCAATACGAGCGTCGCCGTCTCACCGTGGCCTGCGCGTCTCGTCGCCGGGAGCCCGACGATCGAGGAGACTCTTCCGTCCGGGAATACCAGCTCGATCAGCGAGCTGGGCCGCGCGTTCTTCGTGGGCTTCTGCACCGTCGAGCCGTTGCGCAGGTAGACCGGCAGCGACTGGTATATGTCCCAGATTCGGTTGACGACCTTGATCGCCTCGTCCTCGTTGATCGAGACGACGAGCACGCGCGTGCCCGGCTTCATCACGGCCTTCCAGAGCCCGTAGCCACCGCCGAGCCAGGTGATCCCGATCTGCCTCGCCTTGAGCACGAGGTTGAGCGGGTTGTCGATCCAGCCGTCGAGGACGCCGCGCTGCCAGTACCAGCCAGCCTCGGGGTCGATGAGCTGGAAGTTGAAGCGCTCGCCGGTCTTCGCGTCGATGCAGCGGACGTGATCGAGGAAGGTGGAGGGGTGGAGCCGGGCGGCGGCAGTGACGGTTTGCCGCCGCGCCAGCTCCTCCTTCGCCGCCGCTCTGATGTCTGGAGCAGCGGTGGTCGTCATCAGCCTCCTATCGCAAGCCGCACATCACCGAGGTCGTGGGCCACGGCTGCCAGCCGCGCGACCTGTAGCCCCGGTGGGCCATCACGTCCTGAGCCCATGCGGGCCAGTTCGATGCCACCCCCCAGCGGTCGTAGAACTCGCGCCCGTAGGCCCGCTGGAAGTCGATGTCAGCCTGCCACTTGCCGTAGTAGCCGTTGCCGGTGTTGCTCGTCACGCCGCCCTCCTTGGAGGAGACGCAGCGAGCCGCCCACGAGTCAGCCCAGTACCTCGCGTCCCTCGACTTGAGGTAGTCCCTGAGCTTCGCCACGCGGCCCTTGTGCCACTTGAGCTTGGCCCGCGCGATCGTGCACGTCGCGAGCCACGGAACAGCGGTGCAGTACGTCTGGTTACGGGCGATCATCCACCCGTGCTTGGAGCCGGTGAAGAAGTTGACCACCGTCTCCGACTTGCGGAGCTTCTCCTGCTCTTGCGAGGCGGCGGTGGCTGGCAGAGCAGCCACGAGCGCCGCTGTTGCGGTTGCGAGGAGCAGCTTCACGAGCTACCTCCCGGTCGCTTACAAGGGTGTTGGGAGCCCTTGTCCTAGCACCGGGGCGTAGCTCCCAAACCAGCTAACCGACGACGACGATCTTCACGATGAAGTCGTGGCCGGGGTCGCACAGCTCCCCGTCGTCACCGCCCCACTTGACGTTGTTTCCGGGCGACACACAGAGCGTCTTCACCTTGTCGCCGAGGCCACCGGCCTCGCCGCGCTCGCCACGCTCTCCGCGCTCACCACGATCGCCCTTCGGGCCAGCAGGCCCGATCTGACCGGCAGGCCCAGCGGGGCCAGTGCCGCTACCGGCAGGGCCAGCAGGCCCGGCGGGTCCGGCGGGGCCAGCGGGCCCACGCTCACCCTGCGGGCCGGGCGTGCCTGCCTGCTTCGGCAGTGCGAGCCCGAACTTCCGCAGCTCCCACGGACGGCACGGCTGCTTCACCGCGACCGAGCGCACGACGCCAGCTCGGAGGATCCCGAACCGCCGCGTGGTCTTGCCCGAGCGCAGGCCAGTCCGGCTGCCCTCCAGGTTCTTGAGGTCTGGCTTTCCTACGCAGAACGGTCCGGCCAGGCGTCGTCCCTGGTCGCTGCTCGCGGCCACCGCAGTCCCGAGCAGAACAGCGCTCGTCACGAGAACGACGAGCACGGCGATGAGCTTCATCTATCCCCCCTCTGGGGTTGGTTACCACGCCTCGCGAATCGCGATGGCGAACGCGACGAGTGTCGCGATACTCAGGACGACGATCACCCAGAAGGAGGCGTCGCGTCTCACGTCTTCTTGGCACGGGAGCGCTTGCCCTGGGCGCGCTTCCCTTCCTTCTCCCACTTCTTCGCGATCTTCGGATGCTTGGCGTGCATGAAGCGACGCTGCTTCTCGCTCTTGAAGGGCATCTGACGTTGCCTCCCGTGAAACCGCAAGATCGGGTCTATTCGACTTTCTACTGATTTCTGAGCAGGGATTTCGTAATGGCGAAGTGCTATTTCCGGGCCATTTCGCGAGATCGGTGAAATCCGCCTTGATAGAATGTGCAGCGGTTAGGTCAATCTCAAGCGGAAAGGAGTGAGGCCTTTGTCTGGCTTCCTCATCCAGTTCAACATCCCCACGGGCGGCGTCATGTTCGCCGGGGACGCACCGGACGGCTCGCTCGGGTTCGCCCCGCTACTCGCCGGGGCTCGCGTCTACGAGACGCGGGAGATCGCCGAGCGCTTCATCGAGAACGGCTACCCGCAGATGAAGGACGTGGCCGAGGTCATCCCCTACGAGCAGGCGGGCCCGGACGGGCTCCGCAAGCTGTTCCAGTTCTGATGACCCGCCACTACTACTGCGATCGCTGCGGCATGAAGCTCAAGTCGGGCGTCTGGGTCTACTCGGTCTGGACGAAGAGCCGCTACTGCACCCAGCTCGACGCCTGCGCGAAGCGAGCCCGTAAGAAGACGCGGGCGGCGAAGCGACAACAGGGAGCGACCATCGCCCAGGCGTGAGGGTGAGAAGCTGGCTCGACTCAACGGCGAACCAACCCCGTGGGTCGGTGGCCGCTAGACGAACGGGGGGCCCTGCGGGGCCCCTCGCGCGTCTACACTGCGCGCGTTTCCAACGGTCAGACAACCCACAAGGGGGATCCATGAGTAAGAAGCAAATCGCCGGGGGCGTGGTTGGCCTGCTGGTCGTCCTCGCCATCTGGGGCGGTACGCAGGAAGAGCAGGTCAAGCGCTCGACCGTCAACACTTCGACCCCGGAGACATCGCTCTCGTCGGGCTCGGGGAGCAGCTCGTCGTCGTCCTCGTCCTCGTCCTCGTCCTCGTCGTATGAAACATCCGGGGAGACGAACGCGCGCGAGAAGGGCGAGTCGTATCTCAGCCACAGCGCCTTCTCGCGTCCGGGGCTGATCGACCAGTTGAAGTACGAGGGCTTCACGACCGCCGAGGCCACCTACGGGGTGGACGCGCTCAACGTGGACTGGAACGAGCAGGCCGCGCTCAAGGCCGAGAGCTACCTGAGCCATCAGAGCTTCTCGCGCTCGGGGCTCATCGACCAGTTGAAGTACGAGGGCTTCACTCCGTCGCAGGCCAACTACGGCGTCAGCCAGGCGTACTAGAGTCCCGCGCACTTGGGTGGAAACGAGGGGGGCCTACGGGCCCCCTTCGTCTTAGAACGACCAAGGGCCCCGAAGGGCCCCTAGTCGGGTCAGATCAACCCAACGCGCGCCCGAAGGCTGCGCCAGGAGTCACTGGCTGCGAAGCCTAGCTGTAGGTCCCGTCGGGGCGCAGCTCGCGCCCGTGCCCCAGGTGATGGATCTCGGCGTGGCCGCTCTCACCGGGAGCGAGCTTCGGGGCCTCGGTGGCGACGAAGCGAATCCGCCTGGCGATCAGCGCCTCCAGCTCCAGCTCGTTCGGGTGCTCGTAGCCGTCGCGGCCCCCGGCCTTGCGGATGATCCGCCGAGCCCGGAGAACGCCCTGGGGTTGCAGCGAGAGCACGGTGATGCACTTGCCGGGGTTCGTTGAGGGGCCGTGCCGGTAGACGCCGAGGTCGAGCCCCTTGCCACCCAGCTCGTCCTCCAGGAGCTGCCACGTCTCCCAGGCAGCACCGGCCGTCGCGAACATCGCCGAGTAGTGCCACCAGGGGGTGTCGAGATAGACGTGGGGATCCATGACCTGACCAGTGCCCCTGGGCAGCCACGTCACGGTGCCAGATTCAGGACCGGAGGCGGGGGCGCAGGGGCACCCGGAGCTTACTCGTTGAGCTGATCGTCCGGGACGACGGTGACGGTGATCTCGTCCGGCGAGCCCATCTCCTCCCAGTCGAGCCGAGGGAGGAAGAAGGAGGGGTCGTCCTCCTTCGGCCCGTCGAGGGGCGGGGCGAGCGCGGGGACGAAGTGGATCGCCCCGGCGTCCGGGTCCTGGTTGACCTCGCGGCCGAGCACGAGCTGCTTCTGGAGCAGGTAGACCGTCTCGCTCATACCACGTCGATCCCGAACAGGAAGATGCACCAGATGCCGATCGCGATGGCGATCGCAACGATGTCTGAGGTCGTGAAGGTCATGCCTCCTCCTTGCCGTTGGGTTGGGTGGCACCGACGCGGAAGCCGATGTAGGCACCGAGGATCCCGATGATCCCGCCGCCCCAGCCGGTCAGGACCTGGGTGGCGTTCTCCGAGAGCGGAGCGTTGTTCTCGATCGCCGTCCAGAGCACGGCGGCGCAGAACATGTTGAAGGCGAGCCCGAGCGCGACGGCGAGCACGAGCGCGACGTAGCCGCCTGCCTGCGAGAACTTCATGGGGACCCCCTCTCGGGGCAGGGCCCCTAGCTCAACAGAGGAACGACGACAGCCAGCACCAGTGGCCGCACTGGGCCAGGTGGTAGACGGGCTCGGCGGCGACGGTGGCGAGCACGATCCCGGAGCGCTTGCCGTAGTCCTCGATCACCTTGAGCATCGCCTCGTAGTGCGCGATCAGCGAGCGGATCGTGCTAGCCGAGCGGCCGTTGGCGTTGGTCGAGGGAGCGCCGTCCACCGAGCGCTGGTCAGCGGAGCGGCGGACGAACTCCTCCAGGGAGACATCCTCCTCAAAGGCTGCGCCCGACCAGACCTCGTGCTGGCGGCTCGTGCAACGGATGCTCAGGCGACGTTGACGATCGGGCATTGGGGGGTGACGGCTCTGGGAGGAGGGAGCGACGAGTGTTGCAGAAGGCGCGAGCCCCCGCAATGACAGCAGTGCCCCAGCCCCGAGCCGGCTGTTTACCAGCAGGACATCCGCCCAGCGTGTTGTACTCCCCGGCATGGAGAAGAAGCTGATCGTCTGCGACCGCTGCGAAGCGGTGATCCCCGACCGGCGTCGAGCTGCGCAGCTCACGTTCGCCAAGGTGGGCCGCAAGAGCGGGCTCAACCCGCTCGACCTCTGCACGAGCTGCAAGGAAGGGTTCCAGAAGTGGCTCTCTGGAAAGTGAAGTGCGGGCCCTGATCCAGCGCCCACCCGAAGGCAGCAACTGGGAGCCCGCGCCGGAACTCTAGCGGCCGGGCTCGACGTAGAGCGACAACCGCAGGAGCAGCGACGAGGCCTTCCCCTCGTAGTCACCTGCGGTGGTCTGCAACTCCCTGGCGATCTCTCTGCGTTGCCGGGGCCCCATGTTCTCCACGAGGATCCTGATCGCCTCGGCGAGGGCCTCGTGCGTCTCGGTGCGGAGCTTGTAGCCGGTCTTGTAGGTCACGGCTTGACCTCCAGCCAGTCCGGGTTGCCGTGCAGCGGGCAGAGGGGCTCGACCACGAAGACCGGACGCGAGGCACCGGGATTGAGGATGCCGCGCCCGAGCGCGTTGTCGAGCGGCGGGCAGAGACAGCCCTGGAGCACGGCCTCGGGGGAGCCTGGGGTGGGAACGATCTGATGAGGCACTCCAGTCTTCTCCTCAAGGAGCTGGCACCAGGCACGCTCTAGGCCCCGGCGGGCTTCGGTCGGGATCACTCGTGGCCGTCCGTGACGAAGGGCATCAGCTTGCCGTTCGGCCAGTCCTCGGAGGGCTCGGGGATCCGCGCGAAGAACCCGATCGAGAACTGCGTCTCCAGCTCGTCCGCCATCGCGACCATCGCGAGCGCGTGCTCGGCCTGGCGCTCTTCGGTCGGATCGGCGAGCAGGTTGTTGGCGGCACCGAGCGCGGCGACGGCGCGCAGCTCCCTGCGGATCCCGAGCCTGGCGAGCCGGGAGATGCGCCACCACTGCGCGAAGGACACCCCGATCAGGGCCCCGGTGACGAACGGCCAGGCCTGGTCGAGGACCTCGGTCACAGGAGCGCCTCGACGCGAGCGCGGTAGCGCTCAAAGCGGTGCCACCAGTCCTCCTGGTCGGAGCGCGAGCGGGGCTCGCGGCGCGGAAGGTTCCAGCCCTCGTAGTGCGCCCAGTAGGCGTCGAGCGCCTGGAGCATCCGCCGCGTCCAGTGCGCGAGATCGGCCTGTCGTTCCAGCCGCTGGTTCTTCGTGACGTAGCGCTCGCTCACGGGTAGAGCAGCTCCTCCTGGATGTCGCGCGCCCGGTCAGCCAACCAGGCTCCGAAGAGGAACCCCACCAGGGCCCCGAGGAGGAACTTCACTCGGCCGCTTCCAGCTTCGACCGGGTGCGCTCGACGGCATCGACCATCGCCTGTCCGGCGCGGCCGTAACGGGAGATGATCGAGCGCAGGTCATCGACCGAGCCGCCGTGCTCGGCGACGAGCGCAGCCGTGTCGCGCATCTGCTGCCCGCTTCCTTCCACGAGGCCGAGGAGCTGGTGGAGCTGCTCGCGGTAGAGCTGGTGCTCCGACACGAGCCGCTCTGCCTCGTTCACTTCTTGTCCCTCGCGCGGAAGTCAGGCTGCACATCTCGCTTCCGGCCGACCTGCGAAAGAGGAGCCTCCCGCCCGCCCGCACCGAGGCTCGACTCGACTGACGAGCGGGAGGCATGAGGGAGGCGGTCGTGTGTGTCGGAACCGGGTCTGTCCTTGACTGGGATAACCGGCTCCGTCCGGCCCGCCTCCGCGAGCGAAGTCTCGATGATCGAGCGCGCCACCTGGCCGATCGAGAGGTTTGCACGGAAGGCTCGGGTGCGGAGCTGCTCGTGCGTCTCCCCCGAGAGCGGGACGCTGATGCGGAGCTGCGGCTGCGTCATGCTGCCTGCATATCAGGACTGCTGCAATGCAGCAAGGCAGCACTGCCGCAATGCAGCAATGCAGCAATGCTGCATATCGGGGTGCCTGTCTGGGGCCCCGCCGAACCTGACAGGCGTGTGGGGCGGGGGGCTCCGGGACTAGGGCCCAGGCGCGCGCGCGCGAGCGGGGGGGGGCCACCCCCCCCCCCCCCGGGCCCGTATTCAAGGCGCGCCCCCGCGCCCCCGGGCGGGGGCGGT